TGATGTTCAATGGGCTATTGAGAGAGTTGAGACTTGTATCTCCAACTGGGGCGACACGAACGACTATTTCGGCACGCCTAAGTACTTCATCAAAGGTCGATTGGAAGGCTTCGCCGAGAAGGGTGAGCAAGGAGCGGTGTTCCAAGGTGGCGACAACTCGCAGATGAGCGTCCTCTCTTGGGATAAGTCGCCTGAGAGCGTGAAAGGTGAGATTGCTTATTTGTTCAATATCATCTATTCGTTCACCTCGACCGCCGACATCAGCTTTGAGAATATGAAGACCTTGGGCAGCAATACCTCTGGTGCAGCCATCCGTCTTATGTTCACAGCTCCTTACATGAAGGCAGACCTAAAGACTGAAATGTTCGGCGAAATGTTCACTCGCCGCAGCAATATCGTCGCAAACGGAATCTGTCACACAGGTGCTTATGTTAAGGGCATAGATGAATCCGTTGCAAACGACATAGACTTTGAGCCTGTATTCAAGCCTTATCTCCCTAAGAATGACGTGGAGCTGTTGCAACTTATCACAAGCTCTAACAATGGAGCGAAATCAACGTCAAACCGACGTGCAATCGAGCTTAACCCACTCAACGACGACCCTAACAAGGTCGAGGAGGAAATTAAGCAGGAGCAGCAAGAGGCACTTGCACAGCAAGCAGCCCTTTCGGGACTTGGCAGTGCGGCGACAAGTAATCAATCAGTATCAAATGAAGAAGAGGAGGAATAAATCTTATATATAAATGGCAAAGAAACTCACTTCAAAGCAGCAGAAAGAGCAGTTGAATTATCTGTTTTCCGCTTACAACAAGCGACTTGGCAGGTTATACAGCGATTACGTCAAGCAACTCACAATGCTTGGCTATGGGGAAGATGTGCTTGAAAGTGACGCTCTTTTCAACTTCGACAATTTTCCTCAGTTCAAGGAGAGGTTGAATGATATATTCAACGACTACTATCAGAATAGCTTACTATGCTACAAGAGTGGCATCACGGACGGCGTAGCTTTGGCGTACAGCCACGATAATATGATGATAGGTAATTATTCCATCCTATCGGATAAAGCCTTGGATACCGCAAGAAAAGTGGCTGCTACGACATTTATCGCCAATAGGCTAAAGTCAAAGAATGGCTTGAACCTCGCCCAGACTGTTTGGAACTACTGCCAACAGACAAAGGGAGAGTTTGAGATGGCTATGAGCAATGTGATTGCCGACGGACTAGAAAAAGGTACGTCAGCAGAGCAAGTGAGCAGACAGCTTCGCAAGTACCTCAACGACCCAGATATGATGTATCGCCGTTACCACACCATCAAGGTTCTAAAGAACGGAAAGAAGAAAGACGTGGTGACTTGGCGCAGACGCAGGGTCATTGATGGCAAGGTGCGCTTTGTTGAAGAGCCATTGGAGAAGGTGGGCATGGGCGTCTATCGCTCGGCTCGCAAGAATGCTCTCAGAGTAGCCCGAACCGAGATAAATGCTGCATACCACAAGGCGAGAAACGACCGATGGCAAAACGAACCTTTTGTTATCGGTCAGTATATTCACACCTCACCACAACACGCCATTGAAGATATTTGCGACGAGGTGGAAGGTAGATACCCAAAGGATTTTGAGTGGACGAGCTGGCATCCTTCGTGCATGTGTACCTCCGACCCGATAATGATTGAGGGAGAGGAAAAGGAGCAATTCTACAAGCGACTGATGGCTGGCGAGGATATGAGCAACTACGTATCTCCTTACCTCATCACCGATGTGCCCGACAAATACAAGCAGTATATCCGTGATAACTCAGAGGCTATCGTAAGGGCAGGAGAAAGGGGCAAGCTGGCTTGGCACTTGCAAAGCAACACAAAGTATTGGGCAGGACTTTTGAGTGCCGCAGACCTAAAGAAAATGGGCATTTCGACTATTTCTCCAAGGGAGGCTATCATGGAGGCGGCAAAGATACGTCACGCACAGCGAACGCAAGAGCAGATTGACAAGATTCAGAGCCGATGGGATAAGCACCGCAGAGATTACTATAATGGTTTGGTAAGTGATTTACTCGGCGGCAAGCACGTAACTGCCATTAAGAGCAATGACCTCTTTGAACGCTACTACTCTATCCGTTATGCTATCAAGGATAAGAAGAGCAGCAGCGAGATAATGCAGTTCTTTAATCGTTTTAAGCAAGGCTATGAAACAAAACTTGCTTGGACTGACCGCAAGGTGGCGATGAATGTGCTGAAAACCGCTCAGAAATACGGCGAGACGGACGTTTCTAAAGTACAGGCATTATTACAGGCGGCTGACTATGCGAAGGCAAGAGAAGCAGCGAAAACGCTTGCAAAGAGCATCAAGGCAATACAGATTGACGAAGCTTCGCTCTCTAAGCTCATCCCTGATGTGAATATGTGGCACAAACAATTCACCTCGCAGGAGTTGCACGGTGTCTATGATGCCGTTGAGAGCAAGCTCGCTCAATGGGACAGCCTTACCCTTGAAAAGCAAGCAAGCAAGCTAAAGTTCGAGGCTGAGGATTTCTTGGGCGGCAATATGCACGGTGTGCAGCAGAAGTATGCGACTTGGAAAGTATCACAGGCTGCTTATTTTAAGAAGCTAGGAGAGGTCAACGATGCTATTGATTGGATAAACATCAAAAATCTGTATGCTGATGCAAAGAGCTACAAGACACAGAGCAAGATATATCACAAACTTGTCTATGACCTCAATAATGCAATTCTAGCGCAAGATAAAGACCTCGCCGAACAGTTGATAGCTGATACAATGCAAAAGAAGCAGTCGTTGATTGATGCTAAAATAGCACGTTCGTTGAAGACGAGCACAGGTAATTCTGGTTCTCTTTACAAGGGTGGTTCTGCTCCATTTATTGCAAAGGAAACGCAAGAACTCGCAAGGTATGAAAACGAAATATTGAAAGAGGTATTCACGGACGGCAGACCAGATAGGTATGTTCTTGATGATTACAAAAAGTATGTTCTTGGACTTAGTGATAAATATTATAACAAACAGCTATCTGTATTCAGTACGCAAGAAAATGAGTTGCTTAGACAGTCGAAGGAGCATTATTTGCATAGAGTTCCAAAGAATCCAAACTATGTGTGGGGAGCGAAACTTGGTGGCGAATATGATTCCGCATACCACCATAAGTTGATAGACCATGTTGGCGACTACAAAGGACTATCAGCCGAAGACCTCTCAATTGTGCAGCGATTCACAAACGGCTCAACATTCAGTAACTGCTACAATCTTAGAAACGACTCTCAATATTGGAAGAATATGTGGGATTCAAAGATGGGTATGCTCACCTCTGCTGAGAAAAAAGAAATGGAAGAAATTATCAAGGAATGGTCTGATGGCGCAAACTATACACTTGATAAGATGAAGCGATACAATGGTATCACTTTCCGTGGTCTTAATAGCGGCGGCGGTCCTGAGCTTAGAACAACATTTGAGAGGTGTTATAAAGAAGGAAAGCTGTGGGTAAACAACGCATCTTGCTCTACAAGTACAGAATTTTCTGTTGCCAATGGAACATTTGACGGAGATTGTATAATGATTATTCACAACAAAACAGGCGCATATATACACCCTGTTTCTGAATATAGCTCGGAGTATGAAGTAATGACGTTGAAAGGCGCAAAATACAAGGTAATAAAGCCTCCAACGCTAATTCACAACAAATACTTTGTTGAACTTGAAGAAGTACTATAGCAGATTAATTTTCTGCTATAGCTTCTTTGTATGTATATTTCTTTAAGCAAAGATAGTTGCGAGACCAGATGCCATCATTATACATCTGCTGGGCACGTTTATACATTTCTTCCAAGGTTGTATCTGGTTGCCCATCTCCAAGCCAAAGTTTTTCTTTGATATAAAGAGCCATTGACATAGAAAGTTCACCTTCTTTCTTTTCGTCGCCTCTGTCGTAAGCCTCTTTCTCAACGTTCCACCAAAAGAACTTTCCTTTATCATTGTAAGGATTCTTTTGCTGTCCTTTGTAGTATGAATAATTACTTGTTGCCATATTATGCTATTATTTAGTTAATAATTTGCAAAATTAACCAAATATTTTTGGTAAGCCAAATATTTTTGATTACTTTTGCATTATTGTTGTATTTGATGTGTATCTCCTACACATTATTTACGTTAAACAAAAATTAATTATTACACCGAGCACTGCCCTCACTGCGTATCTCCGAGGGTGGTGCTTTTTCGTTTACAGAAACTCTTTTAAGGCAAGGTGATATACGTCATACCTAAGATAAGTAACATACACCTCGGCAAGTTCATCGACCTTGAATGTAGGATAAGGTTGCCCATCGCTGATTATCTCATTGATAGTCCATCTTGGGTATTTCTTTTCATACCCTTTCAATGCTTTCAACAATTCTTTCAGCTTCTCTTCGCCGAAAGCCTTCTTTATCTTCTCTTGGTTTCTTAGTGCAAATCGTGCCATATTCAGCTTTATGATTTTGTCGTAAATGAAAAAGTAAAGGGGCTGACCTAACGACTTCAAACAATAAATACTAACCATTTAAAGGACGTTCCTTTACGTCCGAATAAATTAAACTTTAATAAAAAAACAGTCAGCCCCTTATATCTTAGTTATTTCTCAACCTCAAACAAATACTGGGTATCACCACCGCCGAGTTTAAGGATAACATCTGGATAGCCTCGCATATCGCTCTTGTGAAATGTGCAAAAGTACCAATGGCGGCGTTTTAGCTTTCCTTCCATTACTTCAAGCGATAGGTTCTCTTTCTGTGGAGCATCAAGGTAATCCTTGCCTTGTCGCATATCCAAGCGATGCAACTCCATCAAAACATCAAACGCTCTCATACTTAACCCTCCCTTCGAATGTCCGTCAACTCTTGCAAGCGAGTGATGAAAGTCTCGTAATCATCATCACAATAAAGTGTCTGCCCACCCTTTGGGTCGGTTGCGCAAGACAACTTGATAATCGTATTCAAAGACGAGCCTTCCGCAGGCTTCACGTATGCGATAGCATCAATATTCACCAAACGAATTGATTCTCTGTATTTTACCTCAATAAACTTTGCCATAACTCAAATATATTTTAATTATTATTATCCAAAAACTTGCTCCAAGTCTCATTAAAGAGGCGAGCAATTCTTTTCATCCTTCCAAGATAGCCCCAAAGCTGGTAGCGCATCAGCAGGAGCAAAAGTATATCCGCATTCGTGATTACCGAACTCGTAATAGAGGGCATCTTTGAGATTATCATCGTCCTTATAAAACTCCTCATCCTCTTTCAAGTGCTTTTCCAAAAGTTCATCGAACAGATGTTTGTCTGTTTTGAGGCAGTAAGCACCATACCCAAGGGAAACAACCTTGCTTAAATCCTCCTTACTTCTTGCATCAAGATGCCATTCTTCCATCATTTCCCTAAACTGCTTATCGCCGAAAGCTGCCTTCATTGGCAACTTATTAAACTCGACTTGCTGTCTATTCTTATATACAACGTATTTATTCATCTTGCGTATCTCCTAAAAATTATCTGTCAGATATTTATTATAAACCTTACAGCTCATACAAAAGAATAATGAGCTTTTGCAAGTGCTATACTCATTACAAGCATAGCACTTATTTTCAAACTCTTTCTTGCTCATAAATCGCCCTCCTTAGATTTCAACTACCTCAATACCCTTCTTTGGGTTCTTTGTCGCTCTATCCAAGCAAACCTTGCCATTGAACAATCCTTTGACGATAGCATAGAATACAGTGCGCTTTACTCCTCCTTCTTCTTGCGTAACTGGTATCTTGCCAATGCGCTCACAAGTAACGCCCTTATCCGTAAGAATTGAGTTGATTTCCATGATACCGAAATAAGACTCTTCTTTTCGTTGCTGAACAACCTTGCCAACGACCTTCACTTGCATACCTTTCTCGATATTCAGCGATGGCTTCAAGCTATCCTCATAAGCCTTAACAAGGAAGAAAGCATATACGGACTGAGCACGGAAGCAATAGAAGTTCTTTGCCATTGCAAGCAAACCTTCCTCGAACTCGGTCTTTGGGTCAATTTTTGCACCGAACTCGCATACAGCCTTCACGTAGGCTTCATCTTTCTTAAAGCCCTTCTTTGCAAGGATGCCGTCGATAGAATCAAGTGTATCTGAGCGATAGGAAACATTGCCAATGCGAACACCTTTCTTATACACTGGGCATACATCGTACTGTGCCTTTGCCGCCATTATCATATCCTTTGAAAGGATGGCATCTTTCCAAGAGGACTTATCATCGCTACCTTTCCATATAGGCAACAAATCACCAAACTCATCATCGGTAGCGTAGCTTATCATACCGCCGTACACCTCGTGCAACTTGCGAGTGAACTCACTTAAGAAGCTCATACCCTTCAGTCCGAACTTCTTTATGCACTCGCAGCCAACTTGCAATTCCTCGCCTGTCTTTACGTTCTCGATTACAAAAGAGTTCTTGCACCAATGACCGCAGTAGTCGCACTTTTCATATTCAGCTCCGTGCTTCGGATTCTTAAAGTGGAGCTCCTTTGTCGGGTCAGCAGGAGTAAAAGCTTCGTCCTTGAACGTGGCAACCAATCGCCAATCCTTTTCCTCTGGCATTGTGATTGAGAGGTCGCACACCTCGTGGAACTTCTTCACGTCAGCACCACGCATTCCATCCTCATTCATTGTGCGATGAATAAAGACTTTCTCGTAGGGCTTGCCTACTGAGTAAGCGAAGCCCTCTACATTCTTGGCGGTCTTATCGGCGAACTTCTTAAATGAAGTAACCTCGTCTGATGGTAAAAAAATATTGATTGTAGCCATTGTCGTATCTCCTATAATTAACCAAGTTTAGAAACTAAGTAATCTATCTCATCCTCACTGAGCGCAATCTTATTCTTGCGCTTAATTTTAATGGTATTATCCATTCCGATTTTGCGAGTGGCGATATTGATTGCTACTCCACCAGCGGCTTCCTCTGTGAGCATATCCTCAACGAGGTCAAGAATCTCTTGGTCAGCAGCCTTGCGCTCCTCGATGAGCTTCTTCTCAAAGGCTTCTGCCTTCTTAGCGAAGGAGCAATCGTTCTCGATAGCGAAATCATCGTGTATATTCTGAATCATCTGTTCGATGTCCTCTGTACTAAAATACTGGTTGAAGTAAGTATCACCTTTCTTCTCACCCATTAAAGCTATAAGATGCTTGATTTCTTCTTCCTTTGTCATCATTGTCGTATCTCCTATTTATTTAACGTTTAAAAACCTAGAAACTTTGCTTACTAACCCTCTTACTGATGAGCAGAAAGAAAAACGTTCTATGGCTGTGCTTTTGTTATCTTCCCAATAGCTAACCATTATAGAAATTCTGTTGCCTGAAAATGAGTAGGTAACTCTTGCATAACGATTATTATTTCTAATATCGCCCTCGAAGTAATTATAACCTCCGTAATCTGATGTTACGGCTGCTTTAACTTCTGCTTTTGTTGAAATATTCTTTGTTCTCATTGTCGTATCTCCTATTTTTAATTGTTAAACAACTCATTTATTAATTATTACACCGCAAAATTAATAATATTCTCTTAAACAGCCAAATTTTCTCGGATGTTTTATTAATATTTTAATAGCTTTTAATACTTTTCTTGTGAATTAAAGTTATTTTCAGA